CCGGCCGCCATCGCGCGCCCGAACGCGGCCGGCTGGCCGGTAATCGTGAACGGCCCAACCTCGGCCACAAGCCGGCGCCCGATCAGCAGCGCGGCCGCTTGCCCGGTCAGCGTAAAGGCGCCCGCGTTTGACGTCATGCGGCGCGCGGCGATTAGGTCGGCCGCCTGCCCAATCAGCGTGAAGGCGCCAGCGTCGGCCGCCATCGCGCGCCTGAACGCGGCATCCTGGCCGGTGAGCGTAAATGCGCCCACGTCCGATGTCATGCGGCGCGCAAAGGCAAGCGTGGCATCCTGCCCACTGAGCGCGAAGGCGCCCGCGTCGGCGGCAAACCGGCGCCCAATGGCCAGCGTGGCATCCTGCCCGGTGAGCGCAAAGGCGCCCGCGTCGGCGCCCATGCCCAGCCCAAAGCCGGCCGCCTGCCCGGTGAGGGTAAACGTCCCAGCGTCGGCGGTGAGCGCTCGCGCGCCCGTCGCCGCAAACGGCAGCGCACTAAACGGCGCGCCGCTGAACATCGCTAGGCCTCGACGCCGGCGGTGGGCACCGCGACGACCACATCCTCAGCCGGCACACCAAGCGCCGCCGCCACCGCTGCGCACAGGTCCGCGTCCTCCCAATCGTCCGGAAGCGTTGCGGACACCAGCGACACCACCTGCTGCACCGTTGTCGGTCCGGCCACGGTATCGGCCACAATCACACAGTGCGCGTCCGTGGTGCCGCCGCCGTACTGGATCGCGGCGGTATGGATCGTAATAGGTGCGCTCATGAGTTCTCCACGTTAAGGCCAGAGGGTCCCTGCTGAATGGTCAAACAAAATGGCGTAGTTTGTCACGCCGCCCGCCGTTGACCCTATAAGCACATCGCCATCGTCGCCAAGCCCCGCGCCGTTTGACATCCACATCACGACGTTGCCTTCAGCCGGCTTCGCCGGATCAGTCGCACGTTCGAGCAGCCGAATACGGTCATGAAAATAGCGCGTGCCGATGTTGATTTGGCTGCTGCCGGTCAGGCTGTCAAGCTGCACTCCCGAGCCGATGGCAATGTTGCTGCTGCCTTCCGTCTGCGTGTTGGCCGCTTGGTACCCAAGCAGCGTGTTATTGCTAGAAACCGCGCCGGTGAGCGTAGCGACCGCCACAGTAAACCCGCTGCCCGTGCCGCCAATGCTGGCGGTTGTTGCCGTCAGCACAGTGTCCGTGGATTGAAACCCGCTGCCGCCCGTGACAAGCGTAACGACGGTGACCGCCCCACCAGAAACGGTAATGTTGGCGGTTGGGTTTGTGCCAAACGTGGAGCCACTGGACCGCGTTAAGCTAACGCCACTGTATGTGCCGTCCGTGTAAAGACTGCCTCCCACAATGGCACCGAGTGTAGCAACACTGCGCAAGATGGCAACGCCGGACTCAACCCCAACGGCAACATTGTTGCTGCCAGCAATAAAGCGTAAGGCGTTTACACCCACAGCACTATTACCGGCGCCCGTAGTGTTAAACTGCAAAGCATTACTGCCGACAGCACTGTTAACCCCACCCGTGGTATTACTTAGCAGGGCTTGCGAGCCGATGGCAATGTTGCTGCTGCCCGTGGTGTTGCTTGCCAAGGCGGTCGCGCCCACGGCACTGTTGCTAACACCTGTGGTGTTGCCTAACATGGCGCTTGCGCCAATGGCACTGTTGTTGCCACCCGTCAGCGATGCGCTGTTTAGCGCGCTAGTGCCTACGGCGGTATTGCTTGTAACCGCGCCCGCCCCTCGACCCACGCGAACGCCAGCAACAAACGCATCGCCAGACGTGTAGACGTTGCGCGGTCGAGCCGATGCCGATGCTCCGATATCGTGCGTGGCGTCAGCCAAAAACGACACGTTACCACGCAGCGTCGTGGCGCCGTTCACATCGAGCGTGGTGGCTGGTGTCGCTGTGTTAACGCCTACGCGGTTGTTTGCCGCGTCCACCTTTAACGTGGACGTATCCACGGTGAGGTCGCCAGTGACTGTTGAGTTCCCCGAAACCAAGATGCTACCGGGAACAGTTATGTTGCCAGCACGAGCAAATGAGACAACCGTAGTTTGCGTCGCGTTGGCATCTGTTACAGAGCGGATTTCAAGTGCTCCGCTAACCATACGAAACGACCACTCTCTTGCATCAACGGTCCCGGAACTATCCCGCAGGTTCAGGATAGTTGAGCCGTTTGGCCCATAGAGCTTCGCCATACCATTGACCTGCGCGTCACCCGTGACCACCTGCGCCGCGGCCGTAATCGTGCCCGCCGCAAAGTTGCCGCTGCCGTCGCGCAACACGAGCGTGTTGCCTGTGTTAGTGCTGGCCTCGACCTGATTCGGATTCGTGAACTCCACATAGATCGTACCGTTTACGCTCTGCTGACGCAGCACATACGCGCACGCCTGATATGTGCCGCTCGTCGGCTTGGTCGACGTAAAGCCGCCGGTGCCGTTCGGGTAAAGGATCGTGCCCGGAGCATACGCGTTGGTGTTGATCCCTTCGAGATAGCCCGTGTTAATGATCTCGCCGAACGATCCCGTGGTCAGCGCGGTATACATCACGCCGAACGCGAGATCGGCCGTCGACGTCATGGCGTCCACTTCGACGGCGTTTTCTCCGGCATTCCATCCGGTGATCTTGCACACCGTGCCCTTCGCCAAGTTCGCCATCGCCTTGCACTTTATGTGCAGCTGATTGGCGCCGACAAAATTCGTGTAGCTGTCAATCGTCTTGTTGGTGAGCGCCGCCGCATCGCTGGTCGTCACCGCTCGATCAGCCACGTACGCGCAGAACACGTCTTTCTGGCCAGCCGAAAACGGGACCAGCGCATCGCCGTTGGTGGATTGCAGCACCGTCGTGCGTGCGAGCGTGCCGGCGCCCGTGGTGCCGATGCCGATCTCCCATTCCACCGGACCGGCAATCACGTAGTACACCAGGGCGCCAGATCCAAAGGCGGTCCCGAAGCTCTGGTATCCAATCGCGGCGCCGTCAAGCGTCACCGTGCCCGTGCCTGCCGTGGTCGTCGTCTCTCGGACGCGATCCGCCATTAATGCCATAGGTGCGCCTCGGCCTGTTGGTTACTGGAGCGTGAGGACGCCAGTGGTCGGCGAGAAGTCAACGGTGAATGAGTCGCCCGCTTGCAACGTGATGGCGGCACCGTAATCCCATGCGCCGATCAGGTTGTCGCTCGCCGTCGTGTCGTTGTACAGCACCGCGTAGCGGAACGGCCCAATGGTGCCGCCGGACGCGGTAAATGCGGCCGGATCTGCCAGCACGAGCTTGTAGAGCCCCGCCACCTGTGCGCTGCTGGTCTGCGCTGCGGTATTACCGCCCGCCGTGTAGCCGTTGCCCGGCGTGATTTCGGCAAGATCCGCCTTGACCGCATCGGCCGACGCCGACGGCGTGGCGTTGCTCAGGTACACTTTGAGCGTGTCCGTCCCAAGGTCGTGCACCTTCTCAGCGACGGCTTCGGCGAACGCGTCGAACTTAAAGAAAACGGCCATGCTATGCCCCGGTATTAGAAGTGGTGTCGCCTGCTCTCATCTGTACGTGCACCTTCGCCACGCGCGCCAGCAGCCCCACCAGCGCGCCGGCATTCTCGGCGTGCAGCTGGATGCGGTCGCCCTGCCCATCGTCCCACTCGAGCGACATCCCGCCCAGCGGCCGCGCGGGCGCCGTCGTGGTGAGCGTGCCGCCATACTGCGCGGTAATTGCTTCGGCCCGTGCTCGCTCAGCCGGTGTCCACTCGCGCCGAGGATCGCGCCCGAGTGTGGTCATGCGGCCACCACCGGGGTCGTCACCAAGTGCACCCCGTCGGCCACGTCGGCCGGGTCAAAGAGCGTATACGTGCCGTAGTGCGTCGGGTCGATCCGCTCGAGCGTCACATTTTGTTGCCGGAGCGCGCGCTGTGCCACGATCCCGCGCACGAAATACACCGGGCCTGCCGTATCACGCACGATGCCGTTGACCGGCACCGCCACATAATCCATAACGGTAGCGGCCGCGTCGTACCGCTGCTCTTGGTGCGCTTGCGGGCTGAGCGGGATCTGCTGCGCCGCGCTGGTGTCGTCCAGCCGCCCCCAGTACGTGCCGGTCAGCACATACGTCGGCCGCTGGAATCCATCGGCGCCCGATTCGGTGCGTGCGTAGAACGACAGCCGTCGATCGAGCAGCCCCGGCGCCACCGTCATTGCGCCACCCCAAGCTTGAGCAGGCGCAGCGTTTTCATCACGCGCGCCACCGTCTCCCGGCTGGCGTCCCAATGGATCGTGGTACCGGCCGCCGTCTCCGATGAGGCGCCAGGCGTGCGCCGCTGGTACAAATCCGCCGCAAGGTCGATGATTGCCTCGGTCAGCAACGGCTCGAGCGCCGCGTAATCCGCGCGCAGCGACAGCCCGACATTGGCCGTGATCGTGTACGGTCCATACGGAAACGCAATGCCCTGCTTGGCGTAGATGACGCCCGATCGGCCATCAACCCAGTAATCCGCCACCGGCACCGCGACGTTATCCACATCGACGATGGCCGTAACCGCGCACGGCCGGCGAGGAAACACCAGCGACGTCACCGGCATGGCCAGCGCGTCGGCGCGGTCGATCGCCGTTTGACTGGTCGCGGTCATCGGCGTATCCGTCCACGCTTCAATCATCGCTTTCGCGCGCGCCATCAGTGCGGCCAACAGCGTATCTTCCGCCGTCGTCTCAATGCGCAGGTACGTTTTCAGGTCGGTAAACGTCGGCAATGCCATGCTACACCTCTTGAAGGAACGCGCGGTAACGCTGGCCAACGGCCCGATAGTCATGCACCCGCGCCACGTAGGCGCCCACCCGCGCCGCTTCGGCCGTTAGATAGTCCGGATCGGTCGCCAAGCGCGCCAGCACGGTCAGCAGCTGGTAGCGCTCATCCGCATACGTCCACGGACACGCGCCGCCGTTGAGCGCCGCCGCTTCGCCGGCCGCCAGCGCGTCGCCCGCGATCACGGCTTGCCCCATCGCGGCCGCTTCAATGCCGCTGCCTTGCATGCCCAGCCAAAATGAATCGAAGGTGACATCGCACGACGCCTTGAGTCGCAACGCGGCGCCGTGCTCGAGCCCCTCGATCATCACCACCTCAATCCGCAGCCCTTCCACATCGCGCAGCCAGTCGACCGCATCCAAGAGCGTCCGTGTCCCCTTGATCTCTCGCTTGGTCGGGCTGTGCGCAATGCGAAGGACATCGCCGCGCCGGTGTGATTGTGCGGCCGCCGCGTAATCGGCCACCGGCACCGGGATCGGCAGGTAGCGCGCGACGCCGTGCCGGCCATGGTACGGGCGCGCGCCAAACTGCATCGCGCCCATGCGTCGGTCGCCGTCGTGGTCCACCAGCACGCGGGCGCCGTCGTTAGGGCGCACGCTGCCGTGATACGTGATCGCGGCCCGCTGGCCATCGCGCAGCACGTAGCGCAAGTCTTGGTGCAGCGCGCGCCAGTCCATGTGTACGTGAATTACATCGGCCGTCATGGCCAATAGCTCAACCGTGCGCCGGTGGAGCTCGCCGTCCCACTGCCGCAATGAGCAATGCGGGTTGCTGTCGCCGTACCGCACCATGGCCGAGACGACCCCGTCGACGCTATTGGCCGCGCTATGGTAGCGGTACACGCTCGATCCGGGGTCATACTGCGTCAGCTGCAACACGCGCACCGCGCCAGGCGTCACCGGCGCCGCGGTATACGTCGACGTCTCCGCCCATCCGGCAGGCGCCAGCATGCGCCCATCGCCGCTCCACAGAGCGTCCGCGGTCGCGGGATCACACACCAGCGACTGCGCGGTCAGCCCGCGCCGCGGCCGGTCGCGCCATTGCGCCGCCGCCTCCGGCTGCATCAGGTCGAATAGCGCATCGGGCAACACGTACCCATACCCGACCAGCGCATCCACCCGATTAGCCGCCACGGTAAACGCCTCGCCCACCGCGCGGCGCGTCCCGTCGATCACACATTCCGTGACCGCCATCACCTCCACCAACGCCGAACGCCCCGGCGGCGCCAGATCGGCACCACCGGGGGTCGGGTAATCGGTCACTGCATCAGGACGATGCAGGGACATCAAGCGTGACGAACGGCGAATGCGGGTCGACCTTGTTGCCGGCGCCGTCCACCTTGTAGGCGTACGTCGACGTCGGAAGCGGGATACCGCCGCCACGTGCCACGAAGCGGTACGTGGTCACGTCCTGCACGAACGCCACGTGAATGGACGATTCCACCGTTAGCGCCTGACGCAGGCCCATTGAGTAGAAATCGCCGTTCACCAGCGCCACGTCGCCCTTCGTGCCGAGCGTCGGGAGCAGGTCGGTGACCACCACCGGAAGACCAAGCAGCAGCATCTGCGGCTTGTCGCGGAGGTTGGCCAGCCACGTTACCATCGTGTTGTTGGTCTGCTGCATGGCGAACAGCTTGGCCAGCACGCGGCGGGAGATCATCCACACCGAGTTCGGGCCGTGCGTGTGGCGCTCATACATGGCGAACGCATCCGCCGCGGTGAACGTCGATGCAGTCGCGCGGTTCACCGAGATCAGCGCCGTGTTGGCGTTGTTCAGGGCGCCCAGCGGCTCGCTCGAGCCCGTGCCGTCGATCGTGATATCTTCGTTGAGCTTGTTGACGATCTGGCCGCCAACAGCCGTCGTGACTTCGCTCGGCAGCTCGCCGGTGAAATCGTCGCCCAGCAATTCGTCGCCGAACTGCGTGATCGCGGCATACTTGTACATCGTCAGCAGACGCTGACCAAACGTCGGCTCGCGCGTCGGCTTGGTGGCGCCTTCGCCAACGATCGTCACGTTGGCAATCTTACCGGCCATCGGACGGTTGAGCGTCGTGGTGCCCTCGTCCTGCACCAGATACGGGATGCGCAGCGAGCGGCCGGGCACGTTGTACCGGCGCGCGTACTGGAACAATCCGGGCTGCTGGTTGTCCACCGAAAAGATTTCCGGCACCTGCGTCAACGGAAGCAGGTACTCGCCGCCGTTGGTGCTGCCGGTAATCGTGCGCGTGTACTTGTCCACTTCGCGCAACGCCGCCGCTTCCGCCGCGTTCGCCGGTCCACGCGTGGCCGCGCGGATGTAGCTCCCGACGTTGCTAAACGCGTTGACGATCGTCGACCGCACTTCGGTCATCGCGTCGCCCATGTTGGCAAACTCGGTGCGCGGCGGAGCGCCCGCGTCCACGCGCGTCAGCCCTTCGTCTCCGCCCTGACGCTGGATCTCAGCATCCGGCGTAAACTCGGCGGCCGCCTGCGCGCGCATTTCAAACGACCGGATATCGGCCGTCATCTTGTCGACTTCTTCGGCCGTGTAAACGTTGGTCGCGTCGACCAAGTCATGCCGGATCTTGTGCGCCTTCTCGCGCAGCTCAGCGGCCGCGCGGTTCTTGCTCACCAGTGGTGCTTTCATGATATCCTCAGTATGTGGCGCGGACCGCCGCGAGACGGTGCGCCATCGTGGTGTGTCCATCGGTCGCGCGCGCATCCACGGGCGCCGGCGCCGGGTCAGTGGCGGGACAATCCGCACGGCTGTGCGGTGTCGCCTGCTGGTCGGGTTCGGGTCGTGCCTGCTCGTGCGTGTACTGCGCCAGCAGCGCCGCCCGCGAGCTCACGGGCAACGCGTTCAAGGCGGCCATCGCGGCCGCCGTCAGTAGCTCTTCGTCGCTCCGCTCGAGCGCGCCGCCGTCATCGTGCCGCGCCGACGTGATGTCGGCGCCAGGCACGGCCGGCATTGGCGTAATCGACACTTCGCGCAATTCGATTTCTAGGAAGCGTTCCACGATCTGCCCGTCCACCGTGACGGCTTCCGTGCGCCGCGGTGCGAAGCCAATCGAGAAGCCCGTCGTGGCGCCGGCGCCGATCACGGCCTTGACGTACTCGAGCGCCGAGCGGCCCTCCGGCGTGTCGAATAGATCGGCGGTCATCATCAGACTGTCGCCCATCTCCTGCATCATCGACACCACACCGACATGCGCGCCGGTGCGCCGCTCATGGTCCATTAGCAGCGGCACTTTGCGCGCCTTCACCTTGCGCTCGATGGTCGCCTTCGTGCAGCCGCGCGCAAACATGGTGCCGTAGCTGTCAACCACCTCATACGTGAGCGCGACACCGGACACACGGCCCGCCACGCCATCGGGCAACGCGGTATCGGCTCGCAGCTGGAGGTGTGCGTCGGCGATGTGGCGCACCTGCGCCGGTATGGTCGTTTTCACTAGATAGGCTCCTCATCCACGCTGGTGATATACGGCGCCAGCACACAGCGGCAATTAATGACCTCGGCCGGATCATTACTTGATGGATCAAGCG